CAATTGTAGGTGACATTAACACATTGCGTGCAAAAAATAGTCTGGCAGTTCAAACATTGGAACGCACATTACCTGGTATTGGAACATACGTGCTTACAGACTTGACAGAATTTGCAAAAATAACATATACCGGTGCACAAGAAAATCTCTTTACAGCTGGAGGATTATATTTAGATAGCGCTGGTAACAATTATATAGGCGCATATCATATCAGAGCGACTGGTGAGGTATATCAAGGACCTAAAGAAATAAGTGGCATCAATCGACAACTTTTTCCTGTGAAATAATTTGGACATACGAAAAATAGTTATTATATTTATGTAATGATTATAATTGAGAATAGTTCAGATCTAAAATATCTGCAGAGAAGTATCGATGAACACGACAGTTTCTGGATTCCTGTGTATTCAGATACGTATAAACATTATACTCAAAATCAGATAAGTTTCATTTATATCTATAGTATAAAACATGATGAAGAATTTATTTTTTCAGCCCGTCATTACGATTGTTTGAGCCAGGATATCGAACATATACAACAACTTACAAGTCAGGCGAATATCTTTGTATTAGCTAAAAAACGTTTCAAAAAGTTCTATCAACATAAATGCTATGATGCTGACCTAATGGCATGGTGGCAAACCGGTGCAATGCTACCGTTAAATGAAACAAATACCAATGCACATGATGTCTGGAACAGATGGTGGCATAACGAAACTGATACCAATGATTGGTTGCCAATAACTCGCCATATCGAACGATGCCAGGCAATGCGTACGGAATTTATGAAAGCATATTCTGTATTTGAAATGACAGATGAGTTTCGTAATTACGATGAATTGGCAATTGATACATTTTCAGAAATTGAACAAAATGGTTTGCAAATAAACCAAGAAATATTTACAGAAAAATTTCAGACAAATGGAATACATGATAACAAAGTTTTTACAGAATATAATTTATATACTACAACGGGACGACCTTCGAATAAGTTTGGCGGTATTAATTACGCGGCTCTAAACAAAGAAGATGGTTCACGAGAAGCATTTCAATCACGATTTGAAAATGGCTTTTTATTGGAATATGATTACGATGCATTCCATGTACGGTTGATTGCAGAGTTAATTGGATATCAGTTACCATATGAATCAATACATACGTATTTTGGCCGGCAATATTTTAACAAGCCAGAATTAAGCAATGATGAATATGAACAATCCAAGCAGATCACATTTCGTTTGTTATATGGAGGTATAGACAAAGACTTTGAGCAAATACCTTTCTTTGGTGAAACTAAACAGTATATTCAGTCGTTATGGAAATCATTCAATCGTAAAGGTTATGTGGAAACGCCTAGGCTAAAACGTAAATTATACAAGTCACATTTACCAGATATGAATGCTAACAAGTTGTTTAATTACATATTACAGGCAACTGAAACAGAACATAACTTGGTGATATTAAACAAGGTAAATACAGCAATGAAGCGTCATAACAGCAAATTAATTCTGTATACATATGACTCGTTACTGTTTGACTATGATATGAATGATGGTCGTCGTTTCATTATTCAAATGCAAAACATTTTATCTGAACACGGTAAATTTCCAGTAAAGATTAAAGCTGGTACAAACTATCATGCCATGTCTGACATGACTTCTCGTGTAATTTAATATTTATTAAAAAAGTTTATTGTATGAATTTTGATCACATTGTAAGAGAATGGTTTTACAGACTACCTAAAGGGTATGCTGATGCACCATATACCACGGAGGAGTTGGCAATACTAGATGAAGTATTAGCTGAGAACGGCGTTAACTTGAATGAAGTTGATGAATTGGATCAAGCATTTTTAGACGCCGAGCCAGTAGAAGAACTTTATGAATCAGCTGATTCGGTTAAAATTACATTAGCAGATATTAAAAAACTTTTAGATAATCCTGTTGTAAAATTAGATAACGATGATTTAATAAAAATACATCGCGTTATCGCAAATTCAGCTTTCAAAGAAAAAACAATTAATTATCTTATATCAAAAAACATTGCTCCAGAAAATTATAGTTTAGGTAACAATGCAGTTGACATCGTATTTAATAAAATATCATCATTGCCAGATGTGACCGATGTTATTAAATATTTTGATTCACCGAAAGATTTGACCTGGAAAGAAGATGGCCGTGGAAATATAAAAGACATAACAGGACTATCAGATACATCAATTGGTGAAATGATAAAAATACAACCAGGGCCTGATGCTGGAGGAAGTGCTACCGGACCAGCTGAGATTGCATTTTCATTATTATTCAAAAATGTAAAAAATGCTACCGGCGGCGGTGATTTAGAGCTCAATGGTAAAACTGTTGAGTTAAAAGGTAAAGGTGGTCGTTTAGGTGTACAATCTGGTCGTGGCATGGAATTGAATTTGAAATCTAGTTTTATTGGCCAGATGATGAAATCAGGACCAAATAATGATTATACTGTAGAAGAAGATGCTGCTGATTTTTTTGCCGATGCTAAAAATACAAATATAGCTTATGCAATATATAACGCATATCATATTTTAGTTAAAAAAGGACAAATGCCAGAAGACGAATTTATCACAGAAATACAGGATGGGTTGACAAATATTTATTTTGATAAAGATGAAGTCGTTAAAAAATATTTTAATAATAATACAAAATGGACAGATCTAAAATCAATCGGCCGGCAATTGGTAAAAACTAATTTAGATGCTTATTTAACAAAAATCGGTAATGATATTATCATATTTCATCGTTTTAGAGATAGTGGAAAAACGCCATCGACAGATTTATCATTTATCGTTGTAGATAAAACCGAAATTGATTCGGTTATCGATAGTGGAGTTATTACATTAGGGTCTTCATATCCTGAAAGTAGTATTTTATGGCATAATACAAATCCTTCGGTAAAATTAAATATATAAGGATAAACATTGAAAACGCAATTACTATGCACATTCGCACATAAAAAAGATTTAGATTTAATTACAGACTACATTACAAAGTCATATACAATTACAGAACGTAGAATGTTTGTGTTTTCAGATGCTGATAATCGCAATGATCTATACGTTACATTTAACATTGAAGCGGTTGGTTATACAAAAACACCTAATACAATTTCAATACACCGAAAAAAAGAAACTAACACGTTATACACAGTTAATGCATTGAATACAATTATATGCGCTGCTAATAACGGTGTATTAGATAAGATGTTTCAAGTGGATTGGACATTATATCGCAATTCATTGTTACTAACTAATGATGAGGGGTTACGTAGAATACAACTGCAACTAATGCGTAGAATTAATTTGTAAAGTATATTTATATTAAATACGGAAAACAAAATGAACTTGCAAGAAAATTATAGAAGGCTATTCAAAGGTAGAATATCAAGTAATGATAAAATGTTAATAGAAGCTAATGAAGTATATCTTTTTTCTGGTTATAAACGATTTATGGATCAAAAAGCTGTCAATGTATTCAAAAAGTATGGAATAGATAAGTCTGCTTTAAATCGTAAATATGATCCAAATGAAGATATAGTTGAATTTAGAATTGATTCAATAGATTCAAATACATTGCAAAAGATTGCTGACGAATTAGAACGCGTTGATCGCGGTACCGGTGAATATGGTGGATACATAGAAGAAGGTAGAATATCTAGCAATGATAAAATGTTAATTTCAGAAGCTAATAGTGAAGCTGCGAAAGAAATTTATGATAATCCTAAAATAGAACGCCAACTTAGCCGCTTACCAGGGTATGAATCAATTACACCTGGTAAGACAAAAAAAGAAGTGTACATATATTTTAACAAAGAATCTGGTGCAAAATTAGCTGTTAAAGCATTAGAAAAACTTGTACCCGGGCCAAACTACGAATATTATAAAGAAAATGACCCTGGTTACTCTCAACCAATGTTTGTAATTGCAGTTCAATAATAATAAAATTTAATTATCGGAAACAAAATGAACTTACAAGAAAATTATAGAAGGCTATTCAAAGGACGTTTATCTAGCAATGATAAAATGGTAATTTCAGAAGCTAATTCCGCAATGCGTTTGAAATCTGATATTGATCGAACATGGAAAACAGCAGATGATGTAGCCGGTGATATGCAACAATGGTTATCAGGTATTGCTTCTACAGATGAAGACATGTACAATAAAGTAATGGATATCTTAGCAAACCTAGCAGATAATTTTGAGCCATATAACGAAATGTAAAACTACGGAAATACTATGAAACTAAAAACTATACTATTAGAAGCCACAGAAAATCCAATGTTAAAACAATTGGAAGATCGTCTTAAATCACATGACTGGTGGTATGAATTTAGCGATGATCATAGATATTATAAACAAGGCAGATATGAAGCGGAAGAGATCCGAAAACTAGTTGCTAAAATTAATGCTGCCGGGTTGCAAAAACAAGGCGAGGCTATATGGAAAAAAACAGCGCCTAATGACTTTAAGACTTGGTATCCTAAAAAATTAAAATAAATACAACGCATACACAACTAATTAACAAATAACAAATAAAAACTTTTTTCAAACTTTTTTCAATAATGTCTTGGTACATTGAAATAAAGTTTATATATTTAATCAATATTAATTATTAACTTAAAAAAAGGAGTAAAAAATGGCAATTGATTTAGATGCAATTAAACGTAAACTTAGCCAGTTACAGACAGTAGGCACCCGCCAAAACAATTTGTGGAAACCCGAGCCTGGTAAACAAACAATTAGAATCGTACCTTATCAGTACGACAAAGAAAATCCATTTCAGGAATTGTATTTTCATTACGATTTAGGTAAGAAAAATTTCTTATCACCAGTAACTTATGGAAAGCCAGATCCAGTAGTTGAATTTGCTGAGAAATTAAAATCATCAGGTAATTCAGATGAATGGAAACTTGGCAAGAAGCTTGAACCGAAAATGAGAACTTATGTTCCTATCATTGTTCGTGGTAAAGAATCTGAAGGAGTTAAGTTCTGGGGATTTGGTAAAAATGTTTATACAGAGTTGTTAGGATTTATTGCAGATCCAGATTACGGCGATCTTTCTGATCCAATGAATGGACGTGATATCGTTGTTGAATTTACGCCATCTGAAAGCGGAGGTTCATATCCTAAAACGACAATTCGTGTTAAACCAAATGCAACGCCATTAACTGAAGATAAAAATGTTGCATTGGCAGTAGCAAAAAATCAGCAAAGTCTTTCTGATATTTTCAAAGAACCAACTTATGATGAATTGAAAGAAGCATTGCAAAAATGGTTAGATCCAGAGTCTTCAGAAGAAGAAACAACGACTGCCAAGACAGATGAGTTTGAAGATGATTTTGATGCAGAACCAAAATCAAATGTTAAACCACCTGTAAACAAAGTAGATGATGTTTCATCTGCATTCGACGCGTTATTTAACGATTAAGGAGTTACATTATGTCAAAAACAAAAAGCGATCTACGCGACGACCTAGCGGTTACATTAGCAGATAATCTTAACAAGAAATTCAAAAATACAGGATTCAAAACTGCATTTTTTCTTGATAGTGATACTGATGCACCGAGCGAGGTACGTGGTTGGGTTGATTCGGGGTCAGATATGCTTGACCTAGCAATTTCAAATAGACCCAATGGAGGATTTCCGGTAGGCCGTATAATTGAGATCACAGGACTAGAAGCATCAGGTAAATCATTATTAGCAGCTCATGCATTAGCCAATACACAAAAAGAAGGTGGTATGGCAGTGTATATTGATACAGAAAATGCAGTTAGTAGAGAATTCCTTGAAGCGATTGGTTTAGATCTTGAAAAAATGTTATATGTGCCATTGGATACTGTTGAGGACATATTTGAAGCTATTGAAAGCATCGTTGAATCAGTTCGTAAATCAAACAAAGACCGATTGGTAACAATTGTAGTAGACTCTGTAATGGGCGCATCTACGAAAATTGAAATGGCTAAAGAATTTGATAAAGATGGTTATGCAACATCAAAGGCAATTATTTTGTCAAAAGGTATGCGTAAGATTACAAATATGATTGGCCGTGAAAAGATTTGTTTGATATTTACAAACCAGTTACGTACAAGACTAGGTGTGGCATTCGGCGATCCGTATACAACCTCAGGTGGTAAAGCAATTCCATTTCATGCATCGGTTAGGTTACGATTAAAATCAGTTGGTCAAATTAAAGCTAAGATTGATGGCGTAGAACAAGTCATCGGTATTAAAACAAGATGCCAAGTGATTAAAAACAGAATGGGTCCACCATTAAAATCAATTGACTATGATATCTATTTTGAGTCTGGTATTGATAACTATGGTGGATGGTTAAATGTTATGAAGGATTACAAGTTAGTTGCTCAGTCAGGTGCATGGTATACATTCTTACGCAAAGATGGTACTGATGTGAAATTCCAATCAAAAGATTTTGAAAAGAAAATCAAGGAAGATGATACATTGCGTCAAGAAATTTATGATGCTATCTGTAGTGCATATATCTTAAAATATCAACCAGGGCAAGATTTTGGAATTGATGATATCGAAATTGATGATGAATTTATTAGCGAAGAAGGATAATGAAAGCTAGATATTTCGATTTACTACGAGAAGTTGAACGTGATCGTGAACAAGGTACGGGGTCAAGTAAGAACAGCCATATTCTAATTATCGACGGCTTGAATACATTCATTAGGGTGTTTTCGGCCGTCCCGGCCTTGAATGATGATGGAATGCATATTGGAGGTGTAACAGGCTTTTTACGGTCTGTTGCATCTGCAATACGCCAACATAAACCAACAAGATGTATCATTGTATTTGATGGTAAGGGAGGTTCTGCTAGACGTAAACAATTGTATCCTAACTATAAAGCAAATCGAGCAGTAAAAACAGCATTCAATCGATACGCGGAGTTTGCATCATTACAGGATGAACAAGAGAGCATGAAAAAACAATTTGGTCGTATGATTGAATATTTGCAATGCTTACCTATCACAACAATGGCAATTGATAATATCGAAGCTGATGATGCTATTGCATATATTGCAAACGAAATCTTTACAGAACCACAAAACCGAATTACAATTGTATCTACTGATAGAGACTTTTTACAGTTAGTAAATAATCGTATTACTGTATGGAGTCCTGTTAAAAAAATAATGTATACGCCAAATGTTATACGTGAAGAATTTGGATTAGATTCAAAAAATTATTTATTGTATAGAGCATTAACGGGTGATAAATCAGATAACATTCCAGGTGTTAATGGCATTGGTTTGAAAACGATGTTAAAACAGTTTCCGATAATGACAGAAGAAGCAGAAGTCGATGTTGATACATTTGTTGAATACGCTGAAACGGTTGATAAAAAATATAAAATACATGAAACCGTTGCACAGAATAAAACTCAAATTGAATTGAATTACAATTTAATGCAGTTAAAAAACGTCGACATTAATGGTAATGCCAAAATGCTTATCATGAATCTCGTTGACAATGAAATTAATAAAATGGATGTACTCTCATTTAAGCGTATGTTCATGGAAGACAAAATGTATACAGTTATAAAAGATCTGGATACATGGATGTCAACGGCATTTAATTCATTAAATGCTTACAGAAATCTTTGATAATTGAAATTTTATTTATATAATTAAGTATGACAGATAGATTAAGTTCATACGGTTACAGTTTTCAGATAAAAGTTATTACTGCTTTATTTACAGATAAAATGTTTTTACAGCAGATAGCCGATATCTTATTGCCTAGCTATTTTGAAAGTGATGCCAATAACTGGATCATTACGATGATATTGGAATATAATAAAGAGTATAAATCAACTCCTACATTAGAAGTGATGAAGGTCAAGTTGGATGATGTGGAACATGACGTTCTTAAAGAACAGATTAAAGCTCATCTTAAAGATGCTTGGAAATATACAGAAGCAGATGATCTGCAATTTATTAAACAGCAAGCAATTGACTTTTGTAAAAATCAGGAAATCAAAAAAGCAATTCTTACATCGGTTGATCTTTTGAAACATGGCCGATATGAAGATATCAAAGCAAAAATTGATAATGCATTAAAAGCCGGTGGTGATAAAGATATTGGTCATGATTACATGACATCTATAGATTCGCGTTATACAGAAGCTGTACGATTTACAAAAGAAACGCCATGGGAAGTGATCAATGAATTGACAGATGGTGGATTAGGTAAAGGAGAATTAGGCGTATTCGTTGCACCAGCTGGTATTGGTAAGTCATGGGGTTTAATTAACATTGGCGCAAATGCTGTTAAGAAAGGATTGACAGTTGTACATTATACTTTAGAATTAAATGAAGCATATGTCGGTCTGCGATATGACTCTGTAATTACTGGTATTCCAAATCAGAATCTTAAACATTATCAGTCTCAGGTTAAAGAAGAGCTTGAAAAATTAAATGGAGAGTTAATCATTAAATACTATCCGACAAAGACAGTATCGGTATTAGGTTTACGTGGTCATATTGAAAAATGTATCATGCAAGGTAAAAAGCCTGACATAGTAATTGTCGACTATGCTGATTTGTTAAGAGGTCATGGACAAGAAAAACGACATGAGTTAGAAGGAATATATGAGGACCTACGTGGTATGGCAGGTGAATATGAAATTCCTATATGGACGGCATCTCAAGCAAATCGTTCTGCATTAGAAGAAGATGTTATCGGTGCTGAGAAGATTTCTGAATCATATGGTAAAGTAATGGTTGCTGACTTTGTAATATCATTATCTCGTAAGGTGCAAGATAAATTGGCAGGTACAGGACGATGGCATGTCATTAAAAATCGTTTCGGTCCAGATGGTATTACATTGCCAAGTAAAATGAATACCTCTAATGGACAAATTCATATATATGCAGATACTTCTGTCCAAGGCAAGGAGACCCAAAAGCAAATGGATAAAGGAGAAGAATTTACTCGTAAGATGTTATCGCGTAAATTCCAAGAAATTAACAATAGCGATTTTGGTTAAAAAAGTTTAGAAAAAGTTATCAAAAGCAATGGTGTAGCATCATACATGTTATATTTATATAAAAAATAAAAGGAATTGTAATCTTAACCGGTTACAATTTTTTGTTTAATTTAATACATAAAGGAGTTTAGAAATGGACGTTTCGAATAGGATATTATCAGATATCACGGTTTACATGAAGTATGCAAAATACTTACCAGAATTAAATAGGAGAGAGAGTTGGGATGAGCTTGTAACTCGTAACAAAGAAATGCATATCAAACGATATCCTAATTTGGCAGATGAAATTGAATCGGCTTATCAATTTGTATATGATAAGAAAGTATTACCATCTATGAGATCATTACAGTTTGGTGGTAAGCCAATCGAAATTTCACCTAACAGAATTTACAATTGTGCTTATTTGCCAATTGATGATTGGAGAGCATTTGGCGAGACAATGTTCCTATTATTAGGAGGTACAGGCGTAGGTTATTCAGTACAAAAACATCACGTTGAAGCATTGCCAGAAATACGTAAACCGAATCCAGATCGTACTCGTCGATTCCTTATTGCAGATTCAATTGAAGGCTGGGCCGATGCTGTTAAAGCATTGATGAAATCATATTTTTATGGAGGATCGAAATTACGTTTTGACTTTTCAGATATTCGACCAAAAGGTGCTAGGTTAGTAACCTCAGGAGGAAAAGCACCAGGACCTCAACCTCTTAAAGAATGCCTTGTTAAAATTGAAGGTATCTTAAATGAAA